CCGAATGGTGCTTAGTGTGTCTCTGATACCATCCCACGCAAACACGATGGCGTTGATGATGCCCTGCTTGATTTTGCCCAGGTTGATGGTCAGTCCATCCCACGCCAGCTGGATCGCCTGGATGATGCGCAGCCGAATGGTGCTTAGTGTGTCTCTGATACCATCCCACGCAAACACAATGGCGTTGGTGATGCCCTGCCGGATTTTGGTCAGGTTTGCGACCAGTCCATCCCACGCGAGCTGAATCGCCTGAATGATGCGCAGCCGAATGGTGCTTAGTGTGTCTCTGATGCCATCCCACGCAAACACAATGGCGTCGATGATGCCCTGCCGGATCTTGCTTAGGTTTGCGACCAGTCCCTCCCACGCGGCTTTGATGGCGTTGACGATGCCGTCGCGAATGGTGGTCAGGAATGTCACGATGCCGGTCCAGGCTTTCGTGATCGCATCGATGATACCCTGGCGGATCTTGCTTAGGTTTGCGACCAGTCCCTCCCACGCGGTTTTGATGGCGTTGATGATGCCGTCGCGAATGTTGGTCAGGAATGTCACGATGCCGGTCCATGCACGGCTCACCGCGTCGATGATACCCTGGCGGATCTTGCTTAGGTTTGCGACCAGCCCATCCCACGCGGCTTTGATGGCGTTGATGATGCCGTTCCGAATGTTGGTCAGGAATGTCACGATGCCGGTCCAGGCTCGCAGAATTGCAGCAATGATACCTATCTGGATTCTTGTCAGTGTGGCGGTGATCCCGTTCCATGCATTGGTGAATGTATTGACGATGCCGTTTTGTATCGTTGTCAGCGTACCGGTGATGCCGTTCCATGCGCCAGTGAACGCATTGGTGATGCCGTTCTGAATCGTTGTCAGCGTGCCGGTGATCCCGTTCCATGCGCCAGTGAACGCACTGGTGATGCCATTCTGTATCGTGGTCAGCGTGCCAGTGATCCCGTTCCATGCACCAGTGAACGCACTAGTGATGGCCGCCGTGACCGGATTGAGGATCGGACCAATCACCGCGACGATTGTGTTCCACGTCCCCACCAGGTACGTGGAGATCCCATCGACGATGGTCCGCAGCCCATCGGCCGCGCCCTGCCAGTCGCCCTGGATCAGCGCGGTAACGGTCTTCACAATCCCGCGGATAATCTCCATGAATCCGCTGATCTGCTGGCTGATCCCGTTGAACACGTTGAACGCAATAACCTGGATGTCATTGCCGTAGGTCTCCCAGAATTTCTGAATCTCTGAGAGCGCGCCGTTGATCAGCTGACCGATGCCGATCATTGCCGCGTTGACGAGCTTCACAATCTCGTCCCACAGCGCGCCGAGCTGGATTGCGAGGTCGTTGACCGTAGCGATAATCTCGTCGCCGTACGTTGCCCAAAACTTCGCGATGACCTCGGTGATGGTGGCGACTGTTGCCTCGATCTGCATCATCACGCTGCTGATCACGGCTACCGCGGTGTTGAACGTCGTCTGTACCTGCGCGATGATGCGGTCACCGTTCTCCTGCCACCATCCAACCACGGCAGTCGTGATGCTTTGCACCACGCTCGCGATACCTGCCATCGCGGTCATCACAAAGGCTTTGGCTGTCTCGAACGCGTCCTTGATCTGGATAGCCATGCCCGGGTACTGCGTTGTGATCGTCTCATACACTTTTGCGCCAGCGGCCACCACGGCGAATAGCGCGGCCACGAACGCGCCCGTAGTGGCAATCACGCCGGCAATCGGCGCGATCACGGAGCCCAGCGCAGCGACCAGCGCTACGCCGACCACTGCTACGAGTCCGGCAATGATTGGGATCAGGTTGTCCTGGACGACCTTGATGAACGGCTGCATCGCCGCGACGATCGCAGTCCCCTGGCCAGCGAATTGCTCGAGGCCCGGCACCAGCTTGAACACCTCCTCGAAGAGTTGTGCCAGTGGGTCCTCGGCAGCCATGATGCTGTTCGCCACGCCCAGCAACAGATCGCTGAGCGGCAGCAGCGCGAGCGAGAACTTATCGAAAATGAGCGCCGGAACCTCGCCGAGTGAGCCCAGGATCACGCCGCGCTCGGCCTCGGCAGTTTCGCCGAGCTGTTCCATGCTCGTGCCGGTCAGCGTCAGCTGCGACATGATCTGCGGGCCGAGGTCTTCCCACTGCGTGCCGAACAACTGCACACCGGCGGCGTTCCGCTCGACCTCGCTCTCGATTCCGGCCAGTGCTGGAACGATGATCTTGAACGCGTCGGCCGTCGTCTTCGATCCGTCCATCAGGCCCTGATGCAGATCGTTGATCTCCTTGGCCGACAGATCGGTGAAGTAGAGTGCGCTCTCGAATCCACTGACCATGCGCTTGACGATCTCGCCAGAGCCGTCGAGCGCTTCGGCGAACGTCATGTCACCTTCGGCCAGCTGCAGCTCGCTGAGCCGAATGCCGAACTCCTTGAAGGAGTCGGCGGCCTTGTCGGTGCCGAGCACACCGCCGGCCAGGCCGCTCTCCAGCAGCGAGAAGAACTCTTCGGCAGTGGCGCCACCATCAACAAATAGATTCGAGTACTCGCCGATGGTATCGAGAAAATCGCCGGAGGCGTCGAGGCCGCGGTTGAAGCCCGACACGATGAGGTCGTTGGCTTCCTGACTGGTCAGCCCGAAGTCCTCCATCAGCGTGCGCGTCGCCGCCAGCGTCTTGTTGACGTCTTCGCCGTACCTGCGCGCCAGCAGCTGGGCATCGTCGAGCACTGCAGTCAGATCGACGTCGTCAAGTCCCTGCAGAATGGTGCGCGCGTTCGATGCTTGGTCGCCGATGTTGATCAACCCGGCAGTGACCGCAGCAACTCCGGCGCCGGCTGCGACGGCTGCGCCGGTGCCGAGTCCCGTCAGGCCCGTGTTGAGATCGTTGAGCGCGCCCTTCGCCATGTCCTTGAGCTTGACGATGATCTCGAGCTCAGCCTTAGCCATCACCGTCTCCGTTCTGCTGCCTTGCGCTCAGACTCTTGCTGCTGGCTGCGCGCTTCGTATGCTGCCATGATCTCGTCGAGCGCGTCGGGATCGAGGTCATCGACGTCGCGCAGATCGAGGCGCGCGACGTCCATGAGCAGCAGGTTGATGTGGGCGTCGTACTGGCCAGCGCTGACCGCGCGTCCGCGAAACCGCGCACGCCATCGCGCGATCAGCTCGTTGCGTTTGGGCTTCGGCGCGCGTTGCGGTCGCTGATCTCCTGCAGCACGCGCTGCACCAGCGGCTCGCTGGCGTCGAGCTCGCCGATCGTCTCCGGCGTGCAGACCACGCCGTTGAACGACGGGCCCTGCCATGCCAGGATGTTCTGCCGAAGCAGCGCGAGCTGGTATAGCCCGACGTCGATGTCGACCTCCATGGCCCGTCCGCCGGAGCCCTTCATCGATGTCGCCTCGGACTGCACCGCCTGCTGTACCGCGACGCTCATGCGGTTTCGGATCCAGATGACGTCGATTGCCGGCGTGATCGCGCCGTCAGCGACCTCGCCGTCCACGCCGATAGCTACCCTGCCTTTGGCGAACATGTCTGCGTCTCCTGCTAAAAAAACAGCCCCCAGCGATGCTTGAAAATCCGACCACCGATGCTAGAGTGTCGCACTGGCGTTACGCACCACGATCTGGCAGTCGCTGGCCAGCGTGGCGTCGACCTGCCCCTCGATGGTCAGCTCGATCGTGCGATTCGAATCGGCGTTGGTGCCCCACGACAGCGCCGTGAACGGGCCGTAGGTGTCGACCGTGACGCTGTTGACGAACCCGGTTTCGATCGTCGCACCGTTGTGCACGACGCGGACTTTGAGCGTATCGTGCGCCGCCCAGTTGTCGTACTGCGTCATGTCCGGTAGCTCCATCACGATCGTGGTGGTGATGCCGATCACGCGTGAACGCCCAGTCTTGGCGAAGTCGAGCGTGCTGGTCGCGCCGCCGCCCAGGTACTTGAACGTGACGCCAGTGCGCAGCGTGTGGCTCGCGCTGACCAGGCGTCCGGTCACTGCCGTGGTGCCGATCGCCGAGCTGGTGTCGATGAACAGCGACATCATCTGGCCCGGCAGCATCGCGCCAGCCGTTGCAGCTGGTGCCGCGTCTGCCGGGCTGTTCGTCGCGATCTTGCGGCACTCGCCGTTGCCGGAGAACGTCAGCACGCCGTCCTCGCTTGACGCGTCGTTCGACAGCGTAGCCTCCAAGAACATGGCGTAGGCCCCAATCCATTGCCGAATCGAGCTATCGCCGAACCACAGGCTATACGATGCGATGTCGTCGGCCGTGATGTCACGCGTAAATGTCCAGTCGCGCGCCGTTGTCGCGCCACTGGGCGTGGTCGCCGATACGCCGCCGTTCAGGATACCGCTCAGCAGGAACGGCAGGATCCGCGTGTCGACGGGCCCCTCGGCGATCTCGAACGTCGCGCCGTACCGCGTCGCGACCGTGCGGTAGTTGCTGGCCAGCGTGCCGCGACTCTCGTCGGGCGCCTGGACGCTCTTCGTCGGCGTGATGCTGCCGCCGAGGTGAATGAGATGTGTCGGCGCGCTGATCGCGGTTCCGCGCGTCGACTCGATCGCGGCCAGCAGTGTCTCAAAGGCTAGCTCGACGGCCATGGTGTGTTCCTCCTACCAACGATTGATGACGACTCCGAAGTTTCCCGAGGTTGGTGCGGTTGCGCCACCGCGCAGGTAGAACGCCAGATACGGCGAGGGCGTTGCCATTTCAGGCACATTGTACCGATAGGTTTGCGCTGCGGAAATTGCAATCGCGGCAGGACTGGTGGCATACGCAATAGTCGCGCCGTTGAACGCGCCAACTGTGGCGCTTGCCGCAATACCAGAGCCAAACGTCAGCACGCCAGTGAGTTCCAATGTCAGCGATCCGATGGCTCGCGCAGTGTAAAACTGCGCCCTCGTGTCCTGGTTGAATGCGGCGCCAGTGCTACTCGCAGCGGTGTTGCCAGTGTCTAGCGTGATCGTGCACGCAGTGTACCCGGCAATCGCAAATGGGATGTAGAAGTAGTACAGAGGTGTATTGCCGGTACGAATTGCCAGATCCGCGGACGCAATCGCCGCTCCGGTGTCATCGGTGATGTCGGTGCCAGTTGGTGTCGGCGCTGCTGATGTGAGCGTCAGAGTCGAATACGACACAGTCCTGACGTAGAGCCGTCCCTGCTCATCGACGTTCAGGCTACTGTAGTCGCCAGCCGTGCCGGACGACGATAGCGGCGTATTGCGTCGAACAGCCAGCGCCATGACGCCGCCGTCGTCGCTCGCGTGAGCCGTATCTTCGGCGTGGCCGATTGCCGTGCCGGAGGCGGTGTGCATCACCGCCGCGGCATAGAGCTGACTTGACACCTCCAACGCCCGGATGCTTCGCTGCTGCGTTCCCGACGGCGTCGTGACCGGTTCGAGGATGTTGTAGTTGTCTGCCATGCTATCCCCTCAGCACTTTATCGTGTACCGCCGTCGTGATGTCGACGATCCTGTACTCGTTGCCGTCCACGACGATCCATCCCGTGGCGATGCTCTCGATGGTCGCGCCGCTGCCCGCCGTGATCAGTCCCGCGAGCGTGCGGTTCGCCGAGACCTCCATGAGATCAAGCGCTGCGCCGGTATAGTATCGCACATCGCGCTCGGCCTGCTCGGTGTCGCGCCACGACAGCAGGATGCGCGAGATCAGACGATACCGATACGCCACGAGCCGCGTGTTGCTGCCGGCTGACGTGGTCGCATCGGTGCGCTCCACGGTGTCCAGCAGCGTGTACAGCAGTGGCGGTGCCTGGACGGCGCGCGGCTCGTACGGCAGCGTCGCCGTGATGCCTGGCATGCTGCCGTAGATCGTGTGCAGGTTCGTGACGATGTCCTCGAGACGATAGCTCACGAGTCACCTACGATCTTCTGCCCGGCCTTGTCGATCTCGTTGCGGATCGGTTCCTGCGCGCGCTGCAGCGCCCACTCGAGGAACGGCTTGCGGCGATGGACCCGCTTGGCGTACACGACGTTGGTACCGACGATCCCGCGCTGGCGCGGCAGCTCCACGCGCGACGTGATCGACCGTCGCAGGTTTCCGGTCATCACCGGCGTGTACTCGCCGAGCGTCATGTCGCGGAACACGCGGCCGCCCATCATGATCGGACGTGGTCGCGGGCCACGCGGCCCGGGCTTCTTCGTCTCCGCCAGCACCAGCGCCGTGGCCCGCGTGATCAGCGAGTCGAGGATCTTCTGAGCGCGCTCCGGATCGAGACGCTGCAGGAGCTTCTCGAGTCCATCGATGTCGATGCGTGTGGTCATGTCACCACCTCACGCCACTGCATCCGCGCGCGCTGGATCACCATGCGCTGCGTGGCGTTCAGCCCGCCGATGTACGTGACTGAACCACCGCCCTCAACGCCCTGCGTCTCGCTGTAGAGCCCGCGATCGCGCTGGCGCCACATGTTGACGGCGAGCTCGAGCGCAACCTGCTGCACGTCGGCTGGCGCTGCGCCGTAGCCGTACACCGCCGTGACGCGGTAGACGCGCGACGCCGGCCAGCGGTACTCGGTGCCGGCAGCGATGACGTAGCCGTCTTCCTGCACGTAGTCGTCCGTGCTGATCGTCGTGCCCGTCGTGCTGGTCAGGGTATCGACCTCGACCACGCTGGTCACGCTGCCGTGCTGGTGCGCCGGCAGTCGCAGGTACGTCGTGCGGTAGGGCTCGGTGCGGATGTTGCGCGCCGTCGCGGCGCCGTACGCGGCGTAGGCCACCGGCAGCAGCGCGGCTTCGACCATCGCGCAGGCCCGGTCGAGGATGTCCTGCAGCAGCGCGTCGAGCGCCGGGACAACCGTCACCGACGGTGTCGTGCCGCCGGTCAGGCTGTTGGTGCCGAGCAGCAGCGGCGATGCAATCCGCGCGCTGCGCGCCGACCACACCACCAGGTATGGCCCGCCGGCGCTGCCGTACACCGACACCGGCGACGCGTCGCCCGACGTCGCGGCCACCGTCGTGATCGCCGCCTGCACCGTGGCTGGCGTGGCGCTGTAGGCAATGGCGACCGTCGCGACGCCCTGGTACGTCAGCGTGTACGTGCCGCCAGTCGGCGAGCCGGTGACCGTCACGCGCTGCGCGGCGCGATCCGGCACCTGGTCGAGGTACTCGCGCAGATCAGTAACGGTCAGGCCCAGCGCCATGTCAGTACTCCACTACCGTGAGGCGGATCGTGTGGGTTGATGACGCCACGATGCCGTACAGGCTGTCGCCTGGCGGCAGATCGATGGTCAGTTCGCTAGTCTTGCTGCTCGATAGCACAAAGCCCGTGCCAGACGCTACCGTTGCGGGACCAATGGTGATGTCCTGTCCGCCGCTGGCGCTGTACAGATAGATGCGGCAGCCGTTGCTGGCCGACGTGTGCATCAGCGTCGCGCTGGTCGTGATGGTGACATTCTTGCTGGTGATTGGCATATCGCCTCCGAGAAAAACGCTGACCACAGATGCTTCGACCGGCGAGTTGCCCCGCCGGTCGTCGCTGCGATCAGATCACCGACCAGACGATGTAGGCGTTGCCGACGAGGCCCGCCGACGCGCCGCTCGCCACCGAGCCGGTGACAAACTGCGTGCTGGTGACCTTGCGCGACATCGATCCGTTGGTGCCGGCGTTCGTCGCGCTGTTGAGAACCTTCGCCGCCGTCGCCAGACTGGCGCCGTCGATCAGCGTGTCGTTCAGCGTCGTGGCGTTCGCGGCCACACCGACATCGATGGTGCAGGCGCCGGTCGTGAACGTCGTGACATCGAGGTGCACGCTGTGGACGAGGATCGCGGCGCCTGCTGGATTCGCCCACGCGAACACGCCGCCCGCCGTGTCGACGGCGGCCAGCGCGACCTTCGTCACGCGTGGCACGCCGACCGTCGCCGTTGCCGCGATCGTCATGGTCCCGTTGACGGTCAGCGTGCCGTCCACGACCCACGACGAACCGCCCTGTTCCTGGTAGTTGGCGCTGTTGTAGGTCATGGTCAGACCTCCGCCGGGCTCACCACCTCAGCCGCGGCTGCCGTGGTCGAGCTCGTCGCGGTTGGCGCCAGCCGCGCGCCGTACCGGATTGCCAGGATCTCGCCGAACGCGATGTTGGCCGTCGCGCTGGTGCGCACGCCCTGCACCCACCGCTCACGCGGCGCGCGCACATCGACGATCAGGATCTTGCCGTTGACGTCGTCGTTCACCGCGCACGTCACTGCGGCCGACGCGCCAGTCAACGCCGTCATGCCGGTGTCGCTGTCCGACGTGTTCTGCTCCACCTTCAGCGTCGCCACGCCGGTTGCCGCGCTGTCGGTGATCGTGGTGATGAACACCACGCCATCCCAGTTCGCCATGTCCAGCCGCGTGCTGTTGCTGTCGGTGTTGTTGGCGTTGGACACCGCGGCGCCGACGTAGTCGATCGCGACGTTTTCGTTGAGCTGTCCGATGTGTGGCATTGTTTCCTCCTCAGGCCAGCTTCAAGCGCTGGAACGCCTCGGCGAGCACCGGCTGGCCGTCGAGGTACGTGCGACCGATGTAGCCGATCTGGTCCGTCGCGCTGTACAGCTCGGCCAGAACCTGCAGCTCGTAGCGCCCCGTCTCGGCGATGTAGTAGTACGAGAAGTCGCCGATGATCGCGACGTACAGGCCCGCCGTGAACGTGTTCGGCGCGTACTCGCTGACCAGGTACGGCACGTCGCAGATGGTCGGTGGCAGGCCCTGCGTGATGCCGCCGCCCGGTCCAAGCCCGGGGCTCCACAGGTAGTTGCCGTTGCCGTCCTTCAACTTGCGAACCCGCGCGATGGTGTCGCGATGCATGATCCAGCGCGTGCCGGGCCGCGACCAGTACGCTGCCTTCAACGCGTGCTTGGTGTCGAGGAGGTTGTCGGCGGTGAACGACGTGGCCGCGCTGGCCGTGGTGTCGCGGCTCGTCGGGATGCCCTGCGCGCTGGCAGTGAACACGCCGAGCGGCACGCCGGCAGCGCCGCTGCCCGTCATGAACGCCTTCTCCTCGGTCACACCGAACTTGTAGGCCAGGCGTGCCTGCACCCACTGCTCGATGTTGATGCGGCTCTGGTTCACCAGCGTCCGCGAGATCTTGACCTGCTTCGACAGCCGGCTGGGCCGCAGTGTGCGCAGGCCAGTCGCCATGCTGGTGTCGGTGGTGACGCTGGCGATCTCGGTGAGCCAGTCGGCATCAGCCGGATCGGTGTCCCACGTCGGTGCGATCAGCTCAGTGCCGACGTCCATCGGGATGACCGTGGCCAACCTTCGCAGGTAGACCTCGTCATCGATGAACTTGATGATGCCCTGCGCCAGCACTGCCGGAGCGACGAGATACCCTCCCTGGGCATCGACGCCGGCGCTGAGGTCCTTGCGCTCGGCAGCGCTGAGCTGCGCGCCCTTGAACCAATTGCGCAGCAGGCCCAGCTGGCGATCTTCGGTCGCGCTGCGTGCCTCGACACCACCGACGCCCAGGCGCGCCTGCGGCTGCGATGCCTCGGCGATGATGCCGGCTGCGCGCTCGCCGCGCTCGAGCCGCTTCGCCTCGGCGATCCGCCCGTCGAACTGCTCCATGATCGTGTCGTACTGCGCCGACTGCTCAGCGCTCATGCCGTTCGGCGATGCCTCGAGCAATGCCCGTGCACGACCGTACAGCTCCGTAGCCTCGTTGTAGAGGCGCTGTGTGTCCGCCATGGTTATGATCCTCCCTTGTGCAGCAGCGCCAGCGCAGCCGCTGCAGCGCGCAGTTGCCGTGACCGATCGACCGGGACAGCGAGTGCTACTCGAGCGGCGCGCTCCTCGTCGGGATCAGGCTGAGCTATCAGGCGCACGCTGGTCGCGCCCAATTCCACCGCCGCCTCGGCGATGCTGTTGATCAGTTGTGTGTCGCGCGTGCTGTGCCGCGCGCCGGCCTTCATCGCCGCCTTCAGCGCTGCAAGCAGCGTCGCGATCGGCAGCCGGCCATGAGTCTTCGCCGCGACGGTGGCGCTGTTCGCGCCGAACAACACGTCGCTGGTCTCGTAGAGTTTCAGCTCGCGCAGGTTGCGGATGACGCCGATCGGCGATGCCGCATCCTCGGCGAAGTCATACCGGATCGCATCGAAGGCGAAGCTCATCTCCAGCGGCACGCCGCCGCGGATCGCCGTCAACACCTCGTTACCGCGCGGCGTGTCGAGGTAGGTCCGCGTGACCTCGGCGCCGCCCGTGGCCGTCGGCGCGCGCAGCAGGACCTCCGCCGGCAGCGCCTGGCGCGGTACCTCGCGGATCGACTCGATCATCGCGATCGGCGGCGCGTCCATGTCGTGCTGCCAGAGGTGCAAAATGCGCGTGCCGCGCTCCCGCAAGGTCTTCTCCATCGCGCCGTTGTGAATGACGTCGGCGTAGCTGTCCATGTTCCCGAACACCGAGAACACGCCAGTCACCGTGCGATCACTGACGCCGCTGGGCGCGATCACCACCGCCTTGCGCTCGTGGCGTAACGCACGCGCTGTTCGTTCTTCGCTTGCCACCTGCTCCTCCGCCCAGCGCTGTGCGCGCTCTGACTGCCGCCGCGTACCGCCGCCCCACAGCGCGTGCGCCACGACGCCCGGCGACGGGTAGTCCTCGTGGCTGGGGTTCGCTGCCGGAGCGTCGAGGTCCGTCATGTGCCGCGCGAACCACGCGGCCATGCGCACGGCCTTGTCCTCGCTCACGAAGCCGCCGGCCATGGCCCGCGCTTCGCGCACGGTCTGCGCCGTCACGCCGTCGCCCGCCAAGCCTTCGCTGTACCACTCCAAGCCCCGGGCCGCGTTGCCGCGCAGCCAACCTGGCGCGTCGTATTTTGTCTCGCGCATCGCTGGCAGCATTTTTGAGCGGTCGTCTTCTTCGTCGTCTTCTTCGTCGTCCAGCATCTGGGCGACGTAGCCGTCGATGATCGCCCGCGCTTCGTTCACCACATCCTCGCTGAGATCGGCGGTCTGTGGCAGTCGCGACGCCGCAGCGCGCAGGCCGCTGCTCAGCACCGTCAGCTCGCCGGCCACCACGTCGGCGATGCCCAACTTGTAGCTGCCGCGCAGCTCCGGGCGCTCGTCGTCGTACACGAGGAACGCCTGCCGCGCCAGCTCGACGTCCGGCTCGTCGCTGTCGAACATGGCGAGCTCGAACACGCGCGCAGCCGCCGCCGCGCCGTCCCACGGCAGATCATCGTTGAGTGGCAGATCGCGCGACGCGCCGATTACCCAGGCCATGGCGTTCCCTCCGTCGTGGTCAGTATAGCATCAGTCACTCAGCACTGGCGACAACGCGCATCTGCAGTTGGGATGCGCCGGCACTTCCCGCCCGCCTTCGAACGGCGCGCCGAGCACGACGATCTGCCCGTTGAGTCCCTGGCATATTGCGCAGGCGTTGGTTTCCGCGACCCACTGCATCCGATCGACCTCGCCGCTCTCCTGCCACGCCAGTACCTGGCCTCGGCTGTAGGCGTACGCCGACTCCGTCACCGCGATCATGAACGAACGGTAGGCGCTGTCGAACGGTCTCAGCTCGACGCCGTCGGCCGTCGTCTCGATCACGCCGCGCAGCAACTCCGCGGCCTGCTGGTAGCTCAGCCCCTCGGCGTCGACACGCGCCAGCACGGCGCGCACTTCTTCGCGCGTGACGTCGGCCACGCGGCGCACCTTCTGCGCCAGCCCGGCGATCGTCTCCTGCACACGTGGGTTGCGCAGATCAAACGCGAGGCCCAGCTGCACCTGGCCGCCGGCCCGCTCCCACGCGCGCTCGAGGAGCAGCGGGTAGAACTGCCGCATGATCTCGGCGATCTCGGTGCCGTCGTCGAGCTGCCCAACGACCAGCTCCGACTGCGCTGGCGTCAGTCCGCCGGTGAACGGATTGTACGGCGCGTCCGTCATTGCACATTCCTCGCCCGCTCGGCGTCGATCTCGCGCTGCGCCACGCGCTCGAGCTCAACCGCCGCCGTCCGATATTGCCCATCGACGTAGCGGCGCAGCCGCCGGAACATCGACTCCGCCACGTCGTCGATCGGTGGCGCCACGTACGCGGCGATCGGATGCGGCGCCCTGGGCGCGGCCCGCGTCTCGACTGGCGCGTCGGCTGCCGTCGGTGGCGCGTCGGTCGTCGGCGTCAGCGTCGGCATGCCGATGACCGGGCTGTGCTGCGCGTCGAGCAGCTGCACCGACGTCGGCAGCGCGTACACGTCGCCGGCGTCGTCGATCGGCAACATCAGCGCGTGGCGCGCCTCGTTGCGTGTGATGATGCCCGCCGACCAGGCGTTGATCGTCCGCGTCACACGCGCTGCCTGGTCTTCCTGCAGCGCCGCGACGTTCGACAGATCGTAGCGGACCACGACGCCGAACGGATCGCCGAGCGACGCCTGGATCTCGCCCTCCCACATGCGCCACAGCGGGATCAGCGTCTGCTGCGTGTACGATACCCGAGCCTCGGCGTAGTTGCTGTAGGTCGAGCGGTCGAGGCCGATGCCCAGGCCCGCGACGATTGCCGGCACGCGGAACGCCGCGGCGATGTGCGCCTCGGGCACGCGCATCAGCGCATCGAACGCCAGCTCCGCCATCGACAACCCGACGCGCTGCAGCGTCACGCCCTCCTCGAGGACAGCGACGCCGCCGCGCTGGTCGCCGCCGTAGCGCTCAGACCACTGGGCCCGCATGCGGTTCACCGCCGTGTCGTCGAGCATCAGGCCCGCCGGCGTCTGCAACACCACGCGCGGCATCGCGTCGTTTTTCAAAAGCGCTCGGACGTAGCGCATCGCTTCGTTGGTGGCGTCGACCTCGGCGGCCACGGCCACGATCGGCGACAGCGCAACCCACGGCTGCTCGAGGTCGACACTCGGCCAGCGGATTTGGATGACGTCCTCGACCGGTACCGGCTGCTCGGTGCCGTCGGAGTTCACGTAGTCGTACCGCGAGATCCACATGCGTGCGCTGGCGTCCGTCGACGGCACCGGCACCATCTGGCCCGCGTGGTACGGCCACAGCTCTACCGGCACGCCGCGTCGGTCGCGGACCACGTGGATATAGGCGTTGCCGCCGACGGCCGCGTACACGGCGACGAGCGTCCAGAACTCGCGCTGCGAGTGCATCGGGTTCGGTCGCGACAGCAGCCGCGCCAATGGCGATGCGCCCATCTCCTCGCCCTGCGCGTTGTAGCAGCGCAGCACTGGCTCGACGAGGTCGAAGGCCAGCGTGGAGACGCAGGCGTACACCGCCGCGTTGCGGCGGTAGCCGTCACGCGACAGCGCGCGCCACGTCGGATCGAGCACGGTGGTGTCGACCCAGCGCGGCACGATGGCCAAGCCGCCCGCTTTGAGGAACATCCGCGCCAGCCCGTAGCGCAGCCGCGTCGACCAGTTCATACAGCGACCTCCCACTCGATCGCGATCTGCCGCAGGACGTCAGGCACGTCGCGCTCCGCCTGGCCGATCACGACGCGCCCCACGCCGGCAGCGACCACGAGGATCGCGCAGTTGTGGCACGGCACGTCGGTGACAAACAGCGTCGCCCCAGCCGCGCGTCGCCCGGCCTCGAGCAGCGCAGCTGCCTCGGCGTGCACCGCGTAGCAGTCGTGGTACGCCGGATCGACTGCGTCGTCACGATGCGCTCGGCGGCACACGGCTGCGCACGACACCATGTCGCGCGCGCCGATCACCACACGATTATAGCCGACGCCGACGACGTCGCCATACTGCACCACCACCGCGCCGATCTGCCGGCGCACGCACAGCGACTGGCTGGCGGCCTGCCGCGCCGCTTGCATAATCGGGCTCATCGTGTCTCCCAGTCCAGTGCCTCGGCGATCACCGGCAGCTCCGCCGCCAGCACGGCGCGACACGCGATCGCCACGCGTCGGTGCTCGAGCTGCGTCGACGATGCACACCGCAGCTGCAGGTAGTGAATCCACGATCGCAGCGAGCCGGCCATGTACATCGTCGTCTGCGTCGCCTCCGGCAACACCATGCGCGCCGACTCGTACGCCACGCCCGCCGCGACCAGATCGGCGTACAGCGCCTGCGTGGCGACCATGTGGTCGGCGACGCGCTGCGCCAGATCGTCGCGCGCCATCGGCGCATCGCCGTCGCTGCCCTGCCGCGCGGCGCCCTGCGCCCGCAGCTCGATCGCCGTCACGTCGGAGGCTGCGGCGTAGCGTTGCGAGAACTCCTGGAAGGCGAACGAGCGATGGCGCAGGATCTGCCGTGCGATGGCGCGGCTCGTCGTGATCTCCAGCGTGGCGTGCACCATCTCGAACGGCGACCAGTGGCCGTGCTCGATGAGGTAGCGCAGCAGTCGCCGGCCAGTCGCGTGGTTGCCCTGGTTCGCCGGATTCGACACGCGCGCGCAGTACACCACCAGCTGCTCCGCGTTCGGCGTGATTGCTACGATTCGCATGATGTCCCCTAGTTGACCACGTTCGGCAGCGTCACCATGTACGGCCTGTACGGTGTCTTGCTGTCCGCGCCGCTGGCGCGACTGTACAGCAGGATCAGCGACGTACCGCTGGGCATGATCGACACGCTGGCGTACTTGAACGCCGCGTCGCCAGTCCACAGGCGCTCGTTGAGCCCGGTGCTGCGGCGGCGGTACACCTCGGCGCGGTAGTTGGCGTTGCGGTTCAGCAGCGCGTAGTACACCGTGCCGTTGACCATGAACGAATCCCAGATCTCGACGCTCTGCGCCGGCTGCAGCGCGATCTCGCTCATCGAACCCCCCTGAACTCTGCGGCCCGCAGCAGCGGCAACGCACCGCTCACGCTGTCGACCTGATCGTCGTGGCGTCCCGACGGGAACGCCGTCACCTCATCGAGGAACTCGCGGACCCACGCGCCAGCCACGAGCCGCACCTTGCCGGCCTCGGCCCGCGCCGCCCACGGCATGGCCCGCGCAATCTTGTCGCGGTCTGGCGTCACGCCACGCATCGTGATCGCCGCCAGCGCAGGATCGCGCCGCAGCTCCTGAATCGCCGCCAGTCCGTGCATCGCCTGCTCGATGGCGTGCACGACGCGTGGCTCGGCCAGCATGCAGTCGCGGATGCGCTGCCGGGCCTCCGGCCACTCCCATCGGCCGCGCACCATGTCGCGCAGGTACACCACGCCGTCCGGCGCCATGGCCACGGCGACCGACGCCGTGTAGTCCGCCGACGTCTTCGTGCTGGCCGCGAGGTCCCAATATCGCACCCAGCGCAGGCCGTCGGGCGCAGCATCGACCACGCTGAACCAGTCGCGCCGGAACATCGCGCCGCTGGGATCAACGAACTCGCCGTCGATCTCCTGCGCCGCGAACTCGCTCGTGTACTGCGACTCGAGCGTTGTCACGAACTCGGGCGGCAGGTAGGGATTGTCGCGGCTCGACGATCTGATCAGCGCGTAGTCGTCGCTGTCGGTGCGCCACACGTCATGCACCCAGTTGCGGCCGCGCGGCGTCGTCGTGACCCACGCTCGGCCCGGCTGGGCGCGCAGACGGCCCAGCATGATCAGCCACACGTCGTGCGCCATCATCGCGGCCTCGTCGAGCCAGAACCACGCGAGGTTCGGCCCGCGCAGGCGATCCGGATCATCGGCGGACCGGAACAGGACCGTCGAGCCGTTCACCAGCTGCATCCGCATCTCGGTGCGATGCCACGACGTCACGATGCCGCCGCGCTGGGCGAGGTCGGCGACGCTGCGCAGCGTGGCGTCGCGCAGCATCGGATACGTCGGCGCCAGCACCATGCCCACCGTACCCGCCGGCATGCGCAATGCCTCGACGGCGCCGGCGCGGCTCTTACCGCTCCCGACGCCGCCGACGAACGCACGATACCGCGCCGCGCTCGACCAGAACGCCCGCTGCGGTGTCGTCGCGCTGCTGTGACGCAGCGTGATGCTACGTACCTGGCGTGTCGCCGAGGTCGATGACAATTGACGTCTCCTGCCGGATCGTCTGCTCGACGTGTTCGCGCTGCTGCAAGTAGACCTTACCCAGCCAGATCAACATCGTGTCGCTACCGGCCCGCGCCTTCTCGAGCTGCAGTGTGCGCAGCTGGTGGTGCAGATTTGCACGGCCCATGCGTAAGTGAGTCGCAAAACGGCGATGCAGTGTCGATTCCTGGCATCCCGCGAGTACCGCGATGACCTCATCGCTGTGCCCGAGCGACGCCAGCTTCTCGATCTGCTCGCCGTCCAACTTGATCTTCTTGATCGGTCTCGCCATTCCCCGCCTCCTTGTGCCACGCGCGGCTTCATGCGTACTACCGCCGTGTCCTCACGATACAGTGCGCCCAGGAGACCCAAACGCCGGTCTTGGTTGAGCACAAGGGGCTAGAGCTCCGGGCGATGCTGCGCGTCGAACCGCGCGACGTCGGCCCGCTGCATCGTCCGCGTCAGGCCCGCCGCAGTCGCCGCCGCCGCGATGCCTTCGAGGATGCGCGTGGCGACAGCCGCCGCCTCCCATGGTTGCCCACTGGCGACACCGACGAGCAGCGCCGAGCCGACGCCGGCCACCACGCTGAAGAGGACAATCCACGCGGCATCGAGGTTCGGCAGCGCCAACTTCAGCAGCTCAACCAGGTAGCCGGTCACGACGGCTGCCGCACCGGTTGCGATGATGCTCTCCACAGGCTATCCCCACATTCTCAACAGAAACGACAGCAGGATCGGCACGCCTGCGCCGAGCAGACCGGCGAACGCCATGATCTTGATCATCGAGTGCTCCAGGCTGACGATGCGATCCTCGAGCTCATCGAACTGCGTGTCACCTCGGTCGAGGCGCTTCTGGATCCAGATCAGCCGTTCCTCCATCGCGACCAGGCGGTTCATAATCGTCTGGACATCGGATTGTGTCACTGCATCGCCTCCGCTACGTCACGTCGCACCACGTGCAAATCGATGGCCCGTCCCGGGCAGCTCTTCGGCGAATTGCAGTCACGATGTCCGATGATGTGGATATCGCGCCGCTGCCAGCGTTGAAGGACCACAAGCACATCATACACCACGGCGCGCATGCGCGGCGCCCACGGCGCCGCATCGTACCGGCCCACGACCTCGATGCCCACGCTGTCGACGTTGCAGACACCGGCGTGGATCCCGCGCTCGTTCAGCGCGGTCATCTGCCAGATGCCGTCATCCTGCGGCCGCGGCGAGCCGACGGCGATGAATAAGTGCGGGCCCGCGGGCCAGCCCAGGCGCTGGTAGTAGTTCGCCATCGCCTCCATGCTGCGCAGGCCGCGCCACTGGGCGAGCGTCGGCACGACGGTGTGGTGCAGGACGATGCGCTGCCACCAGCTGCAGATGTTGGGATGATGATGATCGAGGTGTCGCGCCAGATCGGCTGGCGTCGCCCAGCGTCGGATGTCCATCCGGAACCGTCGCATAGTGCCCCCTGTCGAACGCCAGGCGCCGGCCGCAGATCCCGGCGCCCGCCACAGTATAGCCTACAGTGTGATCAGATTGGCGTCGGGCCAGTGCCCGTTCGCGTCAAGCCCTGCCTGACGCGCTTTCCACGCAGTGGGGTAGCCGTCGGGATCGGTGCCGTGTGCAATGGCGGCCCGATCAGTGCCCCAGTCTGCTGCCACAACGTAACACCATTGGTCGTTCATGTACAACTCAACCACGACCATATGCTCGACGCCTGGCGCTGAGTCACGGAAGTACCACGACAAGTCCGGCGGTACCACTGGGGCTTCGACCACTTCGACGGCAGGCTGAACGGACTCGACGATAGCGGCGGTGTCAGTCGTGGTGCTAATGGTATGCTCTATATCCCCGGGCAAGTCGGGTAACTCGGGCAAGTCGGGCAAGTCGGGCAAGTCGGGCAAGTCGGTTTCGATGTCTGGAGTTGCCCGGCTGTATACATCAGTTGCCCGGCCACTTG